CATCTTGCGAATCATGCCGCCGACTTTCAGCTTGTCGCCATTCTTTGATTCTTCCTTGCCGCCAACATCATTCAAGGCTTCCAGCAATTCCGGCCCAAGAATCTTCGCAGACTTCGCCTTGATCATGAACTCGCCATCGCTAGCCATGATCGGCACCAGATCGTCAGTCGGCCCGCCTGGGCCTTCTATCTGCCCACCCTCAACACACTTTTTTTTTACCATGCCGCCAGCCTTCAGTCCAGCCGCCTTCTCGCGCTTTTGCAGGGCTGTCATGCCCACATAGTCGCCAATGGCTGTATTGCCTTGCGTTGGGGCTTGGGCCGGCGCTGAAGCCGGTGCAGCAGGCTGCGGATGTTTGGCGCGAAACTCTGCGTCTTGCCGAGCGAACTTTTCTGTGACAGTTTCGGTTTTCATGCCGAGCATGCCCTTTAGCCCTGCGATAAGTCCACCGCCTGCATACCCACGAATCGCGCCAAAGCCTTTGCCTTTTGTTTCCATGCACACACCTTTTTGAAGTGTGCGCAGTATGCTGGCTTGCCTTTTATGTGGCAAACCTTAGGGCTAGGTCCCCGTGTACGTTGGCGCAGTGCTGGTTGTATCGTTGCTGTAGCTGTACCCTACCGACAAACCAGCAGATGATGAAACGCCTGCGCTTGCATGAATCATGCTGTACGCAGAGCTGGCAAGCTGCGCATACACCTGGGCACCAGCCTTGGCGGCATCGAGTCTGGCGTTATTGGTTTGGATGGCGAATTCTCCGTTGATCTTGGCGGTCTGAATGGCGAGCTGCTGCCCAGCCTCATACTGCTTGATGTTCGACTCCCAAACACGCGCATTCAGAGTGCCTTGCGCTTCAGTTGCTGACGCTCCAGCCTTGTACCCATCAAGCAGCGCGTTTGATTGCGTTCCAAGTGCTTGAACACGCGCTGTTTCGCCGGAAATCTTGGCTTTCCAGCCGTCCCATTCCAGTGATTTTGATTGCGTCAGGGCAGAGTACCTTGCAATTTCAACACGTGCTTTTTCTGCCTGAGCGCCAACTTTTGCGCTGAAAGCCTGCGTTTGAGCGCGGAAAACATCGACCTTTGACGCTTCAGCCTGAACGCCTGACTTGTAGGCTTCAACCTTCGCTGTCTCGGCGTTGACTTGCGCGACATACGCCTTGATCTGTTCGCCTGCCGCGCCAATCTTGGCCTTCTCCAGTTCAACCAGAGTCTGCGCTGCATTGACCTGGGCCTTGTAAATCTCCACTTGAGACATACTGGCCTCGATCTGTGCCTTGTACTGCTGAACCAGCGCCTCATTGATCTTGGCTTTTGTCTCTTCGCCTGACAGTTCTGCCTTGTAAACCTCGACCTTGGCAAGTTCAGCATCAATGATCGTCTTGTACGCGCCAGCATAGGTCTGGTATCCAGACAGCAAGGCCTTGAAGCCTTCAACACTGGCGTTGTAAATCTGGATGGCATTTTCAGCGTATGCCTTTGCTGTCTCGAACGTCAACTGCTCCAGCCTGTAAGAGTAGTCGATCAGCCTGCCCTCAAGCTCAATACCTTGACTGATGGCTGACTTTAGATTTTCCTGTTCAAGTTCAGCCTGCTTGATTCCAATGTCCCTTGAAAGCCCGGATAGCTTGTCGTAATAGTCTTGTTGCGCATCACGCAATTGCGCAGCCAAAACGCCAGCAGGCAACTGAAACCCAAGCGCTTCGGATGCCCGCATAATCTCCTGCTCGTTTGCCAGAGAGTTCTGCGTCTCACGGCTACGTGCCCGGTCCCAAATTGCTTGCTCGACCGCAGGGGCAAGGCCGGTGCCGCCAGCCAGCCGCGTGTTGATCACTGCCTTGAGGCTGGTCAACAATGTTGATGCGTACTCTGGCCCTGCGACGTAGCTGTAAGGCGTTGGCGATGCCAGCGTCAGAGTCGGGATGTTTCCCAACTGAGTCAGCCAGTCGGCGTGAATATCAATGCCTGAAAATGTGACTGTGCTCAGCGAGAGATATGTTGGCGCATCAGGTGTTGTGATAGTTGGCGCATCAGGAACAGACACAGTGCCAACAGCAGGTATCGTCGGCGTTGTGCCAATACTCATTGTTGGAGCCGTTGGAAACGTCAAAGCCGGGTCTGTCACTGAAAAATCATCAATGACGATAGCTGGCATAGTGTCCGTGAGCGCAGTTGGCTGTCCTGACGGCAGATTGAACGCAACCGTTGGAAGATCAGGCAACGGGTTAACAGTGGGAACAACCGGCGCTGATATTGATGTCCAGTTCAACGACATCGTGGGAGGTGTATACAGGGCACCGTTTAGCGCATTCGTGAACCCGGTTAGCGCCTCTTGTGCATTTTGTGCATAGGTGTTCGCCTGTGCGAACGAACTGGTAACGATTTCATTTGCTGATGGCATTGCTTATACCCTCCTTGATTTTGATGGAACGACTTCGACCTCTACCCGGTCAAGCTGAAAATCAGCGCCGTCCGTGTTGCTGTAGCTGAAACCGAGATAGTTCTCCCTGATTCCGCGCCCTGGCTTGGAGCGCGACACGCTAGCCGCACGGATAGGGAACGTGTATGCGTTGCTTGTGCTCTCACCGATCACGGTCATGGTGCTGGTGCCGGTGCCCTTTATCGAGAACCACACCATGTCGATGAACTTCTTCAACGAAGCGCTCAGCAGTGTCTTTGGTGTGGTCGCCACGCTGACGATTGGAAGATCGACATCCAGGTTCCCGCCGAGCGTGAATAGGCCGGTGGTCGAGCCAGCATGTGTCGGCGTGATGGAGTGAAAGCCAAAGCGCGTGTACTCGGACACGGCTCCGGTGAGGGTGTTCATGACGATGGTGTTCATATTCTGAAAGCTGCCGAGTCGTGCTCAGCGTATGAAGTGGTTGCGGGGATGTCACTTATCCAGGCACGCAGGCCGGAGTGGTCGAACTGAACTTCGTAGGTGGTGTTCATAATCTTCTCGCGCAGCTCCGGCGAGTAGTAGTAGGGGACGACGAACTCAGGCGGCGGGTCGGTGGCCAGCTTGGCCTCTTCCTTGATCGAGTCGATCTCTGTGTACGACATCAGCCACACCGGGCTATCGGCCATGGTGGCGATGTTGAACCGCTTGGCGTAAATCATCCGGTTCAGGTCTGTGCCCTCCGGGTAGCCTGCCTTCACCGGGTCGTTGGCCTCATCCAGCGTGAACCCGGCCAAGTCCTGGCACACACCCTGGTGCTGGAACACGCCGTCTATTCCGGTAAATGTGGTGGTAGTAGGAAGCCAGATGCGCGAGCTGAGCAAGTCCATTTCACCGTCATAGAACGTGTCCATGCCGTGCCACTTGTGCCAGTTGGTCGTTGTGTTGCGTGTGCATACGAGAGGCTTTGCCACGACAACCTCGAACAGCGTCTGTGTGTACGTTGTGCCGTGATATTTGCAAATGAATTTTGCAGTGACAGTGTTGTCAAAGTTCTTTGTCTCAACGCCGACCGGATGAAGGTCAAACACCCAATCGTGTTCCTTTGGCGCTATCGCCATGATGTTGTTGACGACGCGCAGTTCAATGTACGCGATGAACCCGATCTGTAGGTCGAAAGCGAGAATCGACCGAGCTGCAATGTCCATTGCCATGTCGGTGACGTAATCGGAATCTTCGGACAGGTCTACGGTCGGTATCAGGTGGCTGTATGCCTCGTACACCGTTGGCTTTGCAAAGTATCCTGAAACCCATCCTGCTAGGTCTGGTTCGTAAATTCGTCCCGACCCAGAGAAAATAATCCCCATGGTAGGGTCTGGTGATGTACGCGGGCTGGTAAACCACCAGTCTGCGTCTTGAAACTTATTCACCAAGTAGTCGGTGTTCACTCGCGCGTAATAGTCGGAATGACTCATTCCATCCCACATGTGCCCGGTGTTGGCAGATGTACGGTCAATGTACTTTTTATCAGCGCGTCCTGTTGTGCTCTGGTGAACCTCAAATGTCCTGACCGTTTCACCACCGGCACTCACTTCGATGTATGTGGTGTTCGATTCGTCTATGTCGATTTTCGTCCTAATGTAAACCTTGCGCCCCTCACCGACGCTGGCGTACAGTTCGAAGATGTCATCATGTGCCGCTACCCCGGACGCAATGTCCTTCCTTGCATCGTAGAACTGTCCCTCCGCGTAGAGTGACCGGGTTATGTTTGAGCTGACAGTGAGGGTGACAGGTGCAAGCGCAGTACCGTTCAGCACATACCCGATTACGTCAGAGTCAGCGCTGTTTACTTCGAGCGGGAAGTTGAAAAAGTCCTTGCGCTGCATGTCAAGGTACATCTCGCTCTGCCCGGATGAAATAACATCTCCGTAGGCACCAAGAAATACATTCAGCGCGTTGTTCCAGTTGTATGTGATTATCTGCGAACTCACCCATGACCCGTTTCTCGGGTAGACAAGATACCAGTTCATCCTCTCAACGTCGTCGTCTATGGGTAGCTCAGCCCCAGATGTGAGCGAGGCCACAACATCGCCGTGATAGCTCAAAGCTCTAGCTTGCGCCTCGATCACCGAGCTGCTGGCCACGCCACTGATGACGGCCCACCAGTAACTCTTGATGCGCGTAGAGTATCTGGCATAGGGATCGTCCGTGAAATACTGCGCGTCAAACGCCTGCAACCCTACCGCAGAGCCATCAGTGGATATTGCAGGCGGGAGTTGCGTCGGATTACGCGCCGGTATTGCATCGTCTGGATCAATCGCAGGGACCGGCGCAGTGCGCGGGGTGAACTCGATCAGGATAGCCCCGGTGCGCGAGGCAATGGCGTGACTTGTCGCAAGGTACTTCGTGTCCTCGAACTTGAACGGGATTGGACCGTAAGCAGCGGCGGGCAGGTCATAGCCGGGCGACCCGCCGCTACGGGCGACAACTGGCACTGAGCCGATGGATACCTTTGTCGCGTGGTCGCCCTTTCCCTTCTCCGCGATGGATAAGTGATTCGTCTTGCCGTTGTAGTTGAGCCAGACGTTCCCGCCGGTCGTCACCCAATACTGCGCACGCACAGGCATGTGCAGCGGCGGCTTCGCTGGTGTCGGTGCTTGCTTCGGGTTTGTCTTTAGCACCTTCCACGGTGTTGACGTAACCTCGACAGCTTTGAACACAGTCACCTGGGCCATGCCCTTCGGGGTGAAGTCCGTGCCGCTTGTATACCCTGCTGGGTATGCACAGATACCACGATACCAGACCTCTTGCGATCCTCCGCCAGTCGGCCACACCAGCACGGTGTCGGCCTTGTTGATTGAGATCATCCTGACGCGCGTGCCGTCCTTCAGGATTCTGTTGGCTACCTGATAGTCACCCAGTGCAAGCTTCGTCATGTCGCAAAACAGCTTGTATGCGTGGATCACCCCGCTGTACTGCTCCTGCGTAAGCACCCCACCATCGACGACCATCGTCGGCGGTATGCGCCCGGTGATGGGCTGCCCTCCGAACGTCAGGTAATCGGGGTTGTTGACTCTCATTGCGGCACTGCGATGTACTGAGGTATTCCGTTGATCTGCCTGAACGTAGCTGACACCTCAGTGACGGTCGTCTTGTATCGGCCTTCAGTCATACGAACCACGCCGCCGTCCGAGAACCCTGCGACTATCACACCATTAGCAATGCAGATCATCGCGCTGCCTGATTGCCCGATGAATTCACCGCGCACACCAACACCTGACCCAAGCACCGTTGATCCATCAACTACACGCCTGTATGTGAGCTTGTCGAACTCGGCACCTGCCAGGAAGGCAAGCTCGTCGCTGGTGCCAACGAACACGCCGCCGTCCACCGGCTGAATCAGCGTTATCGGTGCGCTGAACTGCTTGAAGTCCCGGCGAAAGTCGAACACTTCCCACTGGTTCGTTCTGGAAGCGTAGAGCACGTTGTCCTTTGCGACCAGCACACGGCCACGCCAGAAGGCTGTCACGGTGCCGGCAGGCGCTGGCTGCAGATGTCTGGTGCGGCATGGCATGGCCAGCGCGTCGTTCTTGCCGGTGTAGCTGAACGTGCTGCCGGTCGTGTTACCAGCGTAGAAGCCGTCGTCACCGTTTGCTGCTGTGATGTACACGTTCGTCGAGTACCCGGCTAGCGTCGGCAAGGCAGTGAGCACGATGCCGCCGGATGCGACGGGCAGAGGGTTCGAGTACAGCGGGCCACCTTCGAGCTTGTCTGATGTGCGGACATAGGTGAGCATGTACTGATAGTCTCCAGGGTCGAGCAGGCCGACAGCATCTGTCAAAGCGCCGATGCTGGCAGGCACAGGTACGCCCCAGCCGGTCGCCGTCACGCCGTTGGTGATGCCACAGATAGATCCGTTGCTGAACGTGGTTCGCCCGTCCGGCAGGTTGCAGTACCAGACCCTTGCGCTACCGAGCGACGGGTATAGGGTCACGCGAGAACCGCCCACCGAGTCCAGCTTCGTCAAGTCCCCGCCATCTACCGTGGCGAGCAAGAAGCCGTCAGCCTGGTGCAGGTTCTTGTGGCATGTGGCCAGGGTTTCTGCGTAGCCAGTGCGGCGTTTGAGTTCGCCTGATAAGCCAACATCGAGGTCAGTGGCTACAGTGAGGGCTGAGCCTGCGTCTGTTGGGACAAGCCTGTGGTCAGGCTGCACATTGTTGATGCCGGTGAATTTGTCGAATGTCAGCATTGCAGGTTCCGTTTCAGTAGGGGCGTGCCGAACGTGGTGGTTGGCGGTGTCATCGTCACTCGGTGGCGCTGATGGCACGTGGGCGTGCCGAACATGGTTCCAGTAAACCCGGTGGCGGGCTTGTTGAATCTCTGGAATCCTGTCGGGTTACCGAACCAAGTGGACGACCGGCCCGTGGTGATGTACGTGTTCGAGCGGACGATGCTCGGTGTACCGAACCGCGTAGAGTGAATACTGGTCGCAGTCAGCGTGTGCCGTGCTTGCGGGATGCCAAAGGCGGTTGGCTTGAACCCGGCAGCATGCGCTGTCTGGGTGCTGGCGGCTGTGCCAAACGTGGTTGAAGTGAAGCCAGACGCAGCATGAGACATCCTCGCTGTGTGGCTGCCGTGGGCACCCGACGCGAATCCTGACGCGACACCGTACTGTGTCCATGCCGCCGTTGGCGTGCCGAATGCAGTAGAGGACCATCCATATGCTTGCTGCGTCTGAGTCAGGTTGGCAGGTGGCGAGAAGATACCGAACGGGTGGCCGAACGCGGTGGTGGAGAATCCCGACGCAGCTTGCGTCCTGTTCACAGGCGATGTCGGTGTGCCGAACTGCGTCACGCGGCCCAGCGTCGTAACCCGCTTGATCGAGGTCGCGTAGGGTGTGCCGAACTGAGTGAATGCAATGCCAGGCGCAACATGGTACGGGAACAGCCTCGGTGTGCCAAACACCGTGACCTTCCACTCGATCTTGCTCGCTGGCGTGCCGAAGGTAGTTGACGCGATCCCGGTAGCGGTCCCTGCGCGTTTTGCTGCTGGCGTGCCGAAGGTTACTGTTGGGGCTATGCCAGAGGCCGTTTGTCCTCGCCTGTTCGTCGGTGTGCCGAACTGAGTAGATGGGGCCGCGCCAGTGGCGATCTGTGTGCGCCAATACCCGGCAGTGTGCGAGCC